TGTTTACAGTTTCCCATGCTTCTTTGCTTAATTGATCAAACTCTTGCAAAGCCTTAATAGTGTTGTACTGAATTCTTTCAAGAAAGTAAGGGTCTTCCTCAGCCTGTCTATTGAGTATCTTCTTGTACTCATTGACGTACTCTTTGACCTCGCCGGTCTTTAAGGATAGCAAAGTGCCAATCTCATGATATGAGTATCCCTTGACATGAAGCTGTCCTACATCCTCTATGGCTCTCATTTTGTCCAAAATGCTTGGCTCTTTGATAGGTTCAATATCTGACATATCTAATATTTTAGCACATAAGAAATCAAATTCTTGATATTTAATAATATATGAAGTATGAAAGCAAAAAACCCCGCAAATTAATGCGGGGTTTAGTGCTTTTTATTTAGAAACTACTCTATAAATAGATAACTTGGCGCTTTTCGCAAAAAGAACAAGTGTTTCTTTGACTCTGACTGGTACATTCATATTTTTATGATAGCACCTATTCTATAGATTAATGAGAGTTTGTTAAGTTTTTAACAAAGTTATTGTGAATCTTCAAAACCAAGTCGGTCTCCATTTGATTCCGCATGTGTCTGCAAAGTTTTGTAATCATAACCATGAAGTCTTGTAAAGGTCAATCTATAGTTATACCAACCACGAACACCTTCCCAGAACTTCTGATCTGTTTCACTAGCTAAATCAATTAGTTCATCATTCGTAAGGAGAAAACTAAGAACACCCAATGGCATGTAAACAACGCTGTTATATGTCTGATCTTTATCACTTGCGTATTCTGCCATGAGATCTTGGAATTGCTTGATTACTTTAGATACGCCATCTCCAGAGTAGAATTCAACATTGCCATATGCATTTCTAATTCTAGGGCAATAATCGTCAACTGGTGTTATCGTTCCGAATGTTCTACACACCATTGGTCTGTATCCATAAATAGTACAACCACCTTTGTAGAATACACAGTGCCTCTTTGTTTCGCCATCAATCTGCCAGTCAGGGTCATGCATTGCTTCCTTTAATGAGGAGATAGTTGAGTCAATCCATTCCTGAGCAGCCTCTTCTCCAAGATTTTCCATCTTCAAATAGAAGTCTTGAGTGATTCTGAATGCAATATTTGCACACTCTGCAAGGGGAACTCTTAACCCGATCTTGCAGCATTTTCCTGAGCCTAAACATTTGTATTCAGTTTTATTTTGTTTTGCCTCAATAACTCTAACCTGATTGTAAACCATGTCCAGTTTGGCAAATGTTGAAATATCTTTCGCAGATATATTTCTTCTCATCTTAGTTTCCCTTTCTTTTTAAGTTCATTTTGTTTTTTCATCTCTCTTCTCTTCTGCTCTACCATTTTCTGAGCCGGAGATTTAGGAGCTTTTAGTTTACCTGCTGACAGATTTCGACCTTTTCCACGAAATTTCAATAGATCATATTTCTTACACCAGTTATAAATTGTCTGAGGACTTGTCTTGACATTATAATTCTTATCCAAGAGTTTAGTTATGTCAGTTAAATTCATTCTCTTGGTTACATAATGCTCGTATAAAAACGCCTTATCCTTGTACGGTTCCGATGCCATCCTTGCCTCCTGTCTTGTAGTACCAAAGAGCAATGCCCAATGCGTCTATAATATCATCATCTTCAAGACCAGGTGTGTCATCACCGTATGCAATTGAAACGATATCCCTTACCCTAGTCTTTCTTTCGTTCTTCATTTTTATATTGATAGAACCTTTTATACCGTTACTTTCAAGAGACGAACGATCTTGTTTTGACAAGTTCTTATAACCGATTGCTGGTTTCCATTTGAGTGGATTTATATCCCTTGTCTTAATTCCGGACTGATGAAGTATTCCCCATGTGAATCCTATGATATAAGATATGATGCGACTTGATTGGAAGTTCTGAACATAAACTGATTGCTCTATAGCAGCTACATCCGGTTTATGCTCTTTGATAACTTTTTCAATTTCATCTGCAATCTTGGCAAACTTCTCTGACTCAGTTTTATCTTTTTTGAGATCAATCTTGCCAGTTGCTATTACATTCTTGTCTTTATCTATGACGGCCCAAGCAAGAGAGTGAGATGCAGGATCTATGGCAATTAATTTTTGCCAATTATTAGAACCTACAATGTTTTTTAAACTCATTCAACTATTATATCTCATTTCTGAGTTTTTCTTCATCCCATCCCCATCCGACAAGTCTTTGAATGAATCTTTCATTCTTGCATTGCTCACATATGTCTTCGTCATTATAGGATGAAAGAATAGTAGTACATTTATCGGTTATACAAACCCTTTTTTTCTTTTTGTTGTCTTTTTTTCGATAGTAATTCTCTAAAAGTTTTTTGTTTGTTACGATCTTTCTGCATTCTGGGGAGCAGTAGATTGTATTATAAACTTTTGCCAAAAATTCTTTAGCACAGTCTGAATTTTGACATACTCTTATTTCACTATCAAACATTCTCCGACCAACATTTAGCAGCCAAAGCGCAATCTGCACACTTGGCAGAACTTCGCTTGTACGGCTGAATAGGTATTTCTCTCTTCAGGAAAGACTCGTAAATACCTTTATACTTCTTAAACAGTTTATCAATAAAAACGTCATCTCTGTCTATAAAAATGGGTAAAATTTCTTGATTATTCTTATTTTCATAGATTACCAAGCCGGAATCGAGATTTAGACACCTCATATAGATCTGAGCCTGTCTATAATGGTCATCCTTTGGCTTGTTATGGAGTTTGCGATAGTGAAATCCTTCATTAGATATCGACTTAAGTTCAATTAGTTTATGACCATCTAAGTCAATAATTCCATCTGCAGTTCCCTCGATTGGCGGGTCATCATGAGTAACAGGTATTTCTTCCTCAACTAAGATCCCAATCTCTCTCAAGTAACCATAAAGCCTGTCATGTACTGCATGACCGTTGTCAAAAATACGATAAGTCTGAGGACGGAATGCAGTTGTCATCTCTGTTCCTTCGAACAGGTAATACCAGTACCTAGAACATTGATTGGTATAACTTGGATGGAAGCCCCCTACTTTTTTGGTTTCAGGTGAGTTCCTTTTCTCAAGATGATCATCAATGCTTTTGAGTAATTCATTTACGATATCATCACCAGTTTTGGGAATTTTTTCTTCTTTTACAACTCTGAGTGCGCTAAGCGATTTCATCAGTGCCCTTTCGCAGATATCTTAAGAACATTAATATTCTCTCCAAGAGCTTCATACATTGTTTTCCAAATGTCATTAACCATCTTGTCTTGTTCACTCATCATGCTTGAACGGCGCTTGAAAGCCTGTGATTTTATAATCATTTGCGTTCTATAAGCAGCCAGTACATTTGCATATTTGATAGCCTGTGCGCCAACATAGTGACTTGGATTGTCAATAATATCCTGAACAATCCTCATACACTCTATAAACTCACCAGACCTATCCCCCATGTTTTCTGCAATGAAGTCTACATCTACAATAATATCTGCCATTTTAATCTCCTTCTTAATCGATTCTATTTATCAGAGCGGATAGTTCTTTCCCAATCCACTCGGCTACTGGTGATGCAATAGCATTACCGCACATCTTATACCTATTAGTGTCTGCTATCTGCTTATCTTCATGTGTATATTTCGTATGATCATCTGGGAATCCCATGAGCCTCTCACACTCCATAGGAGTCAATCTTCTTAAGATTAATTCAGGTGTCATAACTCCATGCTGTGACACTGTATCAAGTGTATATGATGGGTCATTCGCCTCACCAAAGCCTTTACCTTGTGGTCCGGCTGTATCTGATCTACCAATGATTGTCCCTTGTATTGGAATTGCAATATGATCAGCAGAGTCAATTCCTGTACGCAATGTTCTATAGATATTCTCATGCATCTCATTGTTGTAACCGTCATAGGAGTACACAACTTCAGGTTCAATACCTAGCAATGGAACTTGCCCTCCACCCGTACCCATACGGTGCTTTAGCGTTGGCATGATTTCATCTTCGTAGATACGAACATCATCAACCCTCGTTCCATCAACAATCAGAACTGTTGAGCGGCTCTCTCCTGTATTATCAAAAACATTTAGCGTTGGACTAACAGGTTCACTTCTCCAAACT